CTTACAAATACCACAGGAAGATCGCGAAGTCATCATGACTGAAGGCGTACCATATGCTTTTATGGTCAATCTACCTAGTGAGATAAACTCAATGGTTGCCAACATAAATAACCCTCGTGCTCAAAGATTAATTGCTATGCAGGCTAGATTAATGAAGTTTGAAATACCAACACAAATTTCACTTTATAATGTTTGTTTAGCAGTCACTGGTGCAGTGTGCTGCTATTACGGTTTTAAAGGATTTAAATTTGTTTTTGGTAAGATATTACGCTATTATACTGGCCGAGGCTATGCTGATGGATTTAAAGCAGCAGTTAATATATTGTCTAAGAGGACCAAATCAGACAACACATTAGCACTCAAATTTGGCGACTTTGAGACCTGGCTTCTTAAATTGAAGAATCAAGCTTTCAACGTTATCTTGACAATGAAACATTTGTTAACCTATATGTATACCAACAAATTTATTCTTAAAGATATTTGTGTACAAGAGATTCCCCTACCACCCTTAGGTAAAAGCGACGTATATTCTGAAAATTCACCACGCATACCTTGTCAACAACAAGAAGTAGCGTTGTGTGTTTTTGGTTGTGTTGATCGTGTACCCATGGTAGCGCGGGAGTGCATCCACAATAGTGCATTATCTTTGAGAACCAGATTTCTTGGAGTTCCAGTTCAAACTGACGAAAAAGAGTTACAAGTTGAAAGCATGATGTATATTCTTTCAATGCCAGAAATATACAAATTGTTAGGTTTTCATAAGAAAACAATACGCCCACTCAAACGCGATTATTATTCGTGGAACAAGAAATTTTCCGCAGCAAAACAATTAATCAACAATCGCGAGAGAGATCAGTTCTTACATTATGGTAGGGTATACAAACAAAAAATGATTATGCCAGGTTTTTTAAAGTGGGAATACCACTTAGCAAGCGACGGTATAGATATATTTTGGTTTGTCCCTAGAGCAATACACCCCCTACCAAATCCATATCAAGTTGTTTTAGGTCCTTTAATAGCCGACGTCATGGACATATGCAAATTTACATTTTTTCGTCCTGACGTGTCCAACACCAATGGTGAGATTAGAGTTAAACTCCGCCACCCACATGTAGTTATGGGGACATCATTGGATGCCCACAAATTAGGACTTTTAGTCCAATATGGGCTCATGATTGGATATGTTAACATATACGACTCTGATCAGAGTAAATTTGATCGTAACCAAATTGGTGTAGTGTATGCAACACATGGCAATTTCATCACAACCTTTTTCCGTCTCACCCAAATAGAGCGCCAATTATATACCAAATCATCCACAATGGCTGGCATAATACGTGTAGGTATTTATTATCAAGCTAATGATCGCGTACGATCAGGAGCACCTTACACCTATTTTGCTAACACTGTAGACAACATTATAGTAGATGAGTATTGCTTATTAAAACAAGATAAAGCAATGAGAATTGTCGAGGAAAAAGAAATGATATCAAAAAATCACATAACCCCAAAATCCGGCGACGATACACTCATGATGACACCGCATAAATTGGACATCCCATTTTATATATCCAATATGAAAGCGTTATCACTTGAGGTTAAAGCTGAAAAAAAAGAGCTACATACCGTGGATTTTTGTCAAACCATAGTATATTACTGCAACGAAGGGATAGTGTTTGGCCCTAAGACTGGTCGAGTTATATCAAAGACTTTTTGGATACCCAAAAAATTTTTTGGTAAAGATTTACTCACCATGCTTAAAGGCACAGCAGAAGGA